GTAGCTGTCTGGCCCGTACTCGTCGATGATGCGCTGATACAGGTTTTTGTCTGTACCCTCGACATCGCGGGCGTCGATGACGCGTGTCTGCCAGAACGCCCGCTTGCTGTGGAACGTCTCGTAGAAATAGCCAGTGTTGCGCCGCGGGTTGGAGAACGCCAGATGAAAGCGGTGCGGCGTATTCTCTGTGAAGAAACCATCCGATACGGACCAGATGCTGTCTGGAATACCGCTGGCTTCGTCGAAGATCAGCATCACACCGTCGAAGTTGTGGACCCCTGCGTATGCGTCAGGGTTCTCTTCAGACCACAGCCGGCCTTCGACGGACCAGTAGCGCGTGCCTTTCTTCAGGTCACGCTCGACCAGTTCCGTCAGCCACTTGGCTGGCATGATGCGTGTGGCAGCTATCTCGAACCAGTGACTGTTCAACGACATCGCCAGCCACTTGGTAATTTCTGCCCATGTTACCGACCGTAACTGCGCTTCGGAGTTTGCCGACACGATTGTAGTGCTGCCGATGCGTGAGGACAGCATCCAGATGGTGAGCCATGAGACTAGGGCTGACTTACCGATACCGCGTCCTGACGCAATCGCCAGCCGCGCTGTGTCGAAGTCAACCTTGCCGTTGTTCGCCTTGATGTGATCGCGCAGGTCTGAGAGTATCTGGCGCTGCCATTTGCGCGGTCCGGGGAAATGTTCCAGCGGTGTGCCTGCTTGGCCCCACGGGAATGTATACAGCACAAATGCTAGGGGGTCATCCTTCAGGCTGGGCGACCACAGCCGCGCCATCAACTCCATCTCGTCTTGCGCTGAATATATCGGCTGCTGCATGTGTGTTATCCTCTAGGCGGGGCGTCACGTCAGTGTACAGCCCTTCGATGACGCGCGACTGTGCTTTTTCCAGCGCGCCTGTAATGCTTATCTGTTGGTCGATGTTTACGTCGATCTGCTGCTTGGCTACCCAACCATGCTGATGCTTTAGTATCTCCAGCGCAGCCTTGCTGTCGCCATCGCGCGCCGCTTCGTACATGGTCTTGGCCGCGGTGTACTCGCCGTCGCTGCGACCTTTGATCTCAGCCATCTCGACCAGCGGGTCTGCGTCGGCCAGCACGCGGAACTGACGCGGGGTCAATCCAGCGGCCATCGCCAGACTGTCACCCTTCAGGCCGTAGCGGGCAGCTTCATATATCGCCTCTAGCCGCGACTCGGTGGCTTGCGTCCGCTCTGGTGTAAATGGCAGTGAGTAAAATGTCATTGGGCGTACTATAGTGTGTTGCAAACCATATTGCAAAAAAAATAAAAATTGTTTGCGTACCGTGCCCGTGACAGTCACGCGGCGCTCGGCCCTCCCACCCCCACCCCCCTGCTCGACGCGTTCTGGCTTTGTTCTATGTGCTAGATTCTGGGTTGGCCTTTCCCTTTACGTCAACGTCAACGTAGCGAAAAAACACATTGCTGGCTGGCTATGCTGCGGTGCAACATTTTGCATGGGCGTTCTAGGCTATGCGATTGCATGTCATGACTGCGTAAATCATGACGCCATGACTGCGTAAGTCATGACCGATTTGCGTAGTCATGACTGCGTGGTCATGACAGGGAAAGTTTACAATTGTTAAACATCTAGGCGATCTAGGCAATCGATTTGGGAGTCGTTCTCTAGAAAGTTATATTTTAACCATATAGGTTAATTATATACTTTTCTCAAACTGACTTAACATTCCATAGCCTAGATAGCCTAGAATCCTCGCTGACACGCATAAATCCTTGACTTTTTCCTAGGCTATTTAGGGTGAAAACATAGCCTAACAAATGACTATTTCGCCTAACTTTTCACCTAACAATTTTCGCGCCAAATATCGCCTGGCAAAAATAGTCATTAGTTAGGCAAAAGTTAGGCTATGTTTTTTTCCAAATGACCTAGAAATGAACACATAAAAATCTGTGGATAACTTTTTTACTGCAACACATTTTTATGCTTGTAACTACCCTCAAACTATGCGACAGACGATCTGCAACACAATATGGAGCAACACATTATGAACACCGACAACCGCAAGATTGATATTTATTTACTCAACCGCACGCACAAGTGCTGGCAATATGAGTGCAGCACAACATGGTCAAAAACCTGTCGTGATGCCAAGGCGTCATTTTTGCGCCGTCATGACTATCTTGACGCCGGACAAGTTCGCGCTCGTTTCGCATAACATCAATCAATAGGAGTGAGAAACTATGACAGACATTAACCTATACGCGCTGATTGATCCGCGCGACGGCGAAGTGGAAGCCTATGTAGAGGGCCGCGATAAAGCCAAAGAATACGCGCATTTCTTAGAGACAAGCGCCGCGCATCCTTATCGCGCATATAATGTGCGCTTTAAGATCGTGCGCGTCAAAGCCGCCTAACACCATATTAGCCGCGCGGCTAACCGTCGCGCGGCATTTATGGCGCTAGTGCCAACGACAGTAAAATAAAGGACAGTAAAATGACTAACGAAACTATTATCACCGTATCGACCGATCTATTGCGTGCTGCGCTTATCTGCGCTTCAACAGAACAAGCCCGCTATTATCTCAATGGCGTTTATGTGGATCCTACAGGCTATGTCGTATCGACCGACGGTCACCGACTATTCTGTGGCAAGATCGACGTTAGCGATCTGCCCGAATTTAAAGGTTGGATTATCCCTAGCGACGTTATCAAGCGCGCGCTGACAGGATATAAAAACAAAACGATCGACATAAGCCCTAATCGTTGCGGCGACATGTCCTGTCAGTCAGTAGACGGCACTTTCCCCGACTGGCGGCGCGTTATTCCAACCGGCGATCTGTCCGGCGAAGTTGCACAATTCAATCCTGCTTATGTTGCGGACATGGGCAAGATCGGCAAGCTGCTAGGTGGTAAGAGTTCGTTAGAAGCGCATTTGCACCATAACGGACAATCACCGGCTGGCGTTACCTTCCCGCTCTATCCAAGCGCATTTGCTGTGCTGATGCCTATACGGTCGAGCCATACGGCGCCTGATACAGCATGGCAGGACGCGATCGCCGCCTAGCACCATATTAGCCGCGCGGCTAACCGTCGCGCGGCATTTATGGCGCTAGTGCCTACAACAGTAAAGGACAGTAAAATGACAACGCAAACATTACACTTGATAGACGAATATCTGACACAAGGCGGCTACACGCCCGGCATCGACGCTGAAACACTGGAAAGCGAAGCGAACCTAGTTGATGCTGCGCCTAAATTGTTGGCTGCGCTGGAAGCATTTGAATTGTGGGCCGGCGCGCTCGCAAATGCCGGTGAGATGACGCCTGACGCATGGGTTGAGTTGGACAAGGTGCATCACAAAGCCTGCGCTGCACTTAATCAAGCACAAGGACGCTGACATGATCGCCCACATCATCATCAACGCATTCTTTTGGGGCGTCTTAGCCCTATCAATCTACGCAATCATTAAAACAGTGAGGGAAGCATAACATGACATGGACAATCGACGGCAGCCTTGCGCTGCAAAATCTGGACGTCATCGACGGCAATGGACGTATCTGCCTAATCGAGTGCTACGATGACCGCCGGAGCGACGAGGAATTAATGGCGAACGCTAGGCTAATTGCCGCCGCGCCGCAAATGCGGACGGCGCTGGATAGCATGGTGCTAAACTACGCGCAGAGCGGACGGGTGACGGATGAATTTGTGCGCGATGTTGCGCGGATGCTGTTGGAGATAGACGCATGACAGAAGACCGCAACTATCTACGGATGTTATCGGACAGCGAACTAGTCCGCACGGCATTAGACCGCAATCACGAACTGGCAGTTGTGCTGGCAGAGCGCCTAGCCGAACTGTTGGACGTTGAAGACCAACTAGAGGCCGCGCAAGACGAGATACGCGAATTGACCGCAAGCCGCGACCACTGGCAAGCTGAAGCCGATATGCTGCAAGCGCAACTAGAGGCCAAATGATTGCGGTTCTAGCTGGAGCCGCTCTATTCCTATTGACCCTATTATTAGAGGATTGACCAATGAACAAATACCAAATTGTAATTGTGCTAATGTTAGCCGCGCAACTGTTCACCGCCTTTCTGTTGTGGGAAGCCGTCAAGCATGGCGACAAATGGAAAGCCATGTGGACACGCGACACATCGGAACTGCTATTCTGGAAGCGCAACGGCATCCTGCGCGATCCGCTGACAGGCAAATACCGCAAGCGGGACAAAAGCTGATGGATTACGCCATACGCAAGCAAATAAAGCATCTGTGCAGCTACATCAGCGACAGAAGCGCCGTCCTGCAACACATCAACCGCGAACACAACCTACGCCTGACGCTGCGCGACATAGAGGATATAGACGAAGCCACATCACGCCACCGCGCACGGCGGACAGACCTTGAGGCTATGATACCATCGCCGCTGATTGTGACGCACAAGCACAAGGGGCACGACCCGCTGGCCTTGGCGCTGTTCAAATACCATGCGGCGCGGACGTTCGGCCCTGAGCAAGTCTATTGGCTGGACAGGCTGAACGACCGCAAGCCGAAGCCCACCACTACAATCGAACTGTAAAGGACAGATACATGATTAAACCACAACAAGCCGCGCCTATGGGGCGCAAACATCGCGTGTCATCCGACAGCGCATGGCCGCTGCGCGGACTAGACGGCAAGACATTCGCGGAACGCCGCGCGATGCGTGAAAAGGAGCAAAGCAAATGCCTAGACCAATGACATACCCAATAGGAACGCTGGAAGTCGGCGAGAACGCCACCATGCCAGCCACCAAGAAGGGTGATGCCAAGCGCACCAGCCGCAACGTGAGCCAATACGGCATCCGTAACGGCAAGTGTTTTAAGTGCCGCACTGTGGGCGGCGTAACCTTCATAACTAGATGGATGTGAGCAAATGAAAGCCACAGAACGCCAAGTGACACATGAAACGCTTGCTAAGTTAGGTATGCCGTATGCCCTTGTCTGCGAATATCGCGGCGGACACGACGCGCGCAAGTTTACGCTGTTTGACGGATTTAATACGCAGCATGAAGCCGAAAGCGAAGGCAGACGGATTGAAGCAGCTAAACCCTTCGCAGACGGCAACGGCGGGAAGCGCGGCTATGCCGATTTGAAATGGCGTGTGGAAGTGTTGCACGACACAGAAGGGCAGAGCAAATGACCAATATAAACGAATGGGGCGCAGTCATGCGTTTAGCCAGACGCGCTGCGCTGTTGGCTGGCGAAGAACAGCGCCGCCTTGGGCGTGTGACGGAGCAAGAGGACAGCAGCATCATGCTGTATACCGACGACCCGACAACTGCGGGGCTGTTCGCCCGCAATTCCGACATGGCTGCAATGTGCAAGACCAGCGGCATTGAAGGCGTGTGCATCGTCATGGGCGACAAGTTTCCGCCAGCAGCGCATGAAGCCGAGCGCCCCGACCCTGAACTGCCGCGCGTTGCTGCGATGTGGTTCCCCGCCAATGGCGACAAATGCCCCCGCTGCCGCCTGTTCAGGCGCACGACAGGCGAAATATGCAACCCATGCGAAAGGAGACTAGCAGCATGACAGACTATGATGATGAGGACGACGAATTGGCACTGCCCGAACGATATATCGAACGCGCAAGCGAAACCTTAGCCTACCGCCTGATGG